CAAAAGACAAGACAATCACGGATGAACTTTCAGCAATTGAAGAAGAAGAACGTCAATATATTTTGTCACAAATACGTGCAATCATAAAAAAAGACGGACGCACAAAATCCGGGAAGAAGATTGAAATGGAATCATATTCAGATTATCCGGATGCGGTTGCCAATAATGCACAACGCGGAATTGACTTAAATAAAAAGAACGGAAATAAATGCGCAACCCAAGTGGGGAAAATTCGCGCCCGTCAATTAAGTCAATCAAAACCGATTTCGAAGGAAACTTTGGTTCGAATGTTTTCATATTTAAGCCGTGCGCAAGAATATTACGACGAAGGCGATACGAGTGCTTGTGGAACAATTTCTTATTTGTTGTGGGGTGGAAAGGCTGGTCTTCGATGGGCGACATCAAAAATGCGTGAATTGGATTTATTATCTGAAGAATTAAAAGAACCTTGTCAAAAAGGATATGAAATGATTGGTTTTAAAATGAAGAACGGACGTCGTGTCCCTAATTGCGTACCCGAAGAATGAGATATAACGTACCACAACACAACCGCCGCGCGTGTTTATGTCGTGATGGATCATATTCAACAAAATGTTGTGACCCGGACGATTATTTTTCGCAAGGAATAGGAAGCATTGATTCGCATGATCCGGAACCATTCACCGGATACCGAATCCGTGGATGTGAAGATTCACACGAACACAATGTTCATTATCATGGCACCTTGACGGTGGGTGATATTTATTACATTGTTTTGGAAAATGGACATTCGGGTTGTCACACTATTGTTGAACAACACGATGCCGAAGGTATACATATCACATCCGCAACACATTACGACGATTGTGATGTGTGTATTGCGGCAAATTAAAAATACAACAAAATAAATACTTAATTATTATTAATATATGAATTCAAACGATATGATAAATCAAATCAAGACGTTGCTTGGCATGGAAACAAAACTTGCACAAGCAAAATTGGAAAACGGTACGGTCATTGAGGCCGAAGAAATGGCTGAAGGAAACGAAATTTTCATCGTGACCGAAGAAGAACGAATTGCAATGCCCGTTGGTGAATACCAACTTGAAGACGGACAAATCTTAATTGTCGAAGAAGAAGGAATCATTGCATCCGTTGGTGCGGCTGAAGAAGCACCGGAAGAAGAAGTTGAAGCATCTGAAGAAGTTGCTGAAGAAATTTCTGAAGAATTATCTGAAGAATCAACTGAAGAAGTTGAACTTGAAGAAAAAGAAGAAATGGGGTACGCGACAAAAGAAGAACTTGCCGAAGTAAAATCAATGATTGAAGAAATCAAGGCAATGATCGAAAAAGAAGAAATGTCGGAAGAAACACCCGAAGAAGTAAAAGAAGAATTGTCGGCAGTTGAAAAGGTTACACACAACCCCGAAACTGAAGAAAAGAAAATCAATTTCTTATATGGTCAATCACGTCCGCAAAACACAATGGATCGCGTGATGGCAAAAATTTCACAAATCAAAAAATAAATTTTAAAATCAATCAATAAATAGTTATGGCTACAACTACATCAATCACAACTACTTATGCGGGTGAATTTGCTGGTGAGTATATCGCGGCTGCCTTATTAAGTGGTTCAACAATTGAAAACGGTTTAATCACAATAAAACCGAACGTGAAGCACAAAGAAGTGCTTAAAAAAGTAAGCACCGACGGTCTTTTAAAAGATGCGTCTTGTGATTTTACTGCGACATCAACCTTGACACTTACTGAAAGAATCATTGAACCAAAAGAACTTCAAGTGAATCTTCAGTTGTGTAAAAAAGATTTCCGTGGGGATTGGGAGGCCATCCAAATGGGGATGAGCCAGCACGACACATTACCACCTTCATTTGCTGACTTCTTAATCGGACACGTTGCGGCAAAAGTTGCTCAAAAAGTAGAACAAAACATTTGGGTTGGTGATGCTTCAAATTCCGGTGAATTCGATGGAATTTCAACATTGATCGCTGCGGATGCAAACCTTCCAAGCGGACAAGAAGTTGCTGGTACGACCGTAACGTCTTCAAACGTTATCGCTCAATTAGGAAGCATTGTGGATGCCGTTCCTTCAAGTTTATATGGAAGCGAAGACCTTTACGTATATGTTTCACAAAACATCGCACGTGCTTATGTACGCGCATTAGGTGGATTTGGTGCAAGTGGTCTTGGTGCTGCCGGTACAAACGCAATGGGAACACAATGGTGGAACAACGGATCACTTAGCTTCGACGGTGTGAAAATCGCAGTTGCAAATGGTCTTGCAGATAACACGGCAATCGCCGCTGAAAAATCAAACTTATTCTTCGGAACTGGTTTGGTATCTGACCACAACCTTGTAAAAGTTCTTGACATGGCTGACCTTGACGGTTCTGACAACGTACGTGTAATCCTTCGCGCAACTGGTGGAGTGAACTACGCAATCGCTGAAGACATCGTGACTTACGGAATCACAAATTCCGCGAACTAATAATAATTAATCAATGAAAAAGGGGTGGGCGATCCAAACGGTTCACCCGCCTTTTTTTTTATAAAAAAATAAAAATATGGCTTGTGATTTATCATTAGGACGAAAACTTCCATGTAAGGACGTAGTTGGTGGGATTAAGGCGGTTTATTTTACTGATTTCGGTGATTACGGAACAGTGACACAAACCGACGACGAGATCACCGATATGGACGGGACGTTTACGGCTTACAAATACGAACTAAAGGGAAATTCTTCCTTCGAACAAACATTCACGGCATCACGTGAAAATGGTACGGTGTTTTTTGAACAAACATTGAATTTGACTTTGACTAAATTGTCAAAAGAAGACAACAAAGAATTGAAACTTCTTGCATACGGAAGACCACACGTTGCGGTTGAAGATTACAACGGAAATGTTTTCGTGATGGGTCTTGAACACGGTGCGGAAGTTACTGGGGGTACAATTTCAACTGGAGCAGCCATGGGGGACGCTTCAGCTTACACGTTGACATTGTCAGCACAAGAATTGAAACCAGCAAACTTTGTTGATTCACCAACTGCGGCTGACCCATTTGCTGGAATGGTAAGTGCAACGGTAACCGTTACTGAAGGAACTAATTCATAAGAATTTTTTCATTTGATTTAAGAAGGGTGTCCGATTGGATGCCCTTTTTTATTATAACAAATTGAAGGGTTTTTTATTATATTAATATGATAATATTGCAAGAATCCGCATCGTCACAAACGATCAATTTTATTCCAAGGGAATACACGAATGGGACGACATATACTGTCAAGATTGTAAGCGAATCTTCAAACGCTGAAGTGTACAATGAAGACGTCACATCGTTCACGGAAAATTTGTATTATTACCAACATTCGGACACATTCAGTTTAAAAGAAGACACATTTTATTTGCTGACAATCACATCGTCCGAAGTTGTTTTTAAGGACAAAATATTTTGCACGAATCAAACGGTCACGGATTATTCAGTCAATGAAGCTGAATACACACCGCACACCACAGAAAATGAATTTATATTTCTATAATGGATACACACATCATAAATTTATCGTCATACGTTAAACCCAAGGTCATCGAAGACAAAAGAAAAGATTGGGTTGCTTACGGTGATGACAATGATTACTACCAATATTTGATTGACTTGTTTATCAATTCAACGACAAACAACGCAATCATAAACGGTGTTTCAAACATGATTTACGGCAAGGGAATTGATGCCCTTGATTCATCAAGCAAACCGGATCAATATGCGGCCATGAAATCAATCTTTTCCGATTCATGTATGCGTAAGGTCATTCTTGATTTTAAAATGCTTGGTGAAGGCTCATTTCAAGTTTTAAGACGTGACGGACGTGTTGTAAGTGCTGAACATTTTCCACGTCAAACATTACGTGCGGAAAAGATGAACGACGACGGTCAGATCGAAGCGTATTATTATCACCCAAAATGGAAGGAAGTAAAACCTTCCGACAAACCAAAAAGAATCGCGGCATTTGGTTTCGGTAACGGAAAAGAACCGGAAATCAAGATCATTAAAAGATACATTTCGGGGTTTGATTATTATTCCGTTCAAGATTACGAAACGGCTTATGCCGAACTTGAGTGCGAAATTTCTGACTTCTTAATCAACGACGTAAAGAACTCATTCTCAGGCACTAAGGTTGTAAACTTCAACAACGGAACCCCGGACATGGAACAACAACTTCGCATCAAAAATGATGTGATGAATAAACTTACCGGATCGAAGGGTGAAAAAGTGATTGTTTCATTTAACAACAACCAAGAATCAAAAACCACGGTTGACGACATCAGCTTAAATGACGCACCAAGTCATTACGAATACCTTTCAAGGGAATGTCAAAACAAACTTATCATT